AGTATTACGAAAAACATTACGACGACGTGATGGCCGACTTGGACAAGAGAGACTACGAGGAGAACGCAAATGAATAAGTATTTCTGGTTTCACCACAACGACACTTTTTATCGCGGCTTTTTTAATATGCACAACGATCTGGTTTTAACGGTCAGACGTTCGATCAGGCACGCATGGCGAAGAATCCCCGCAGTGAAGGCGAAAGAGATTTGGCAAAAAGTTCAAACTGAGGTCCAGGTATGAGTAAGAAAGCGGCCTTCACGTTGCATGGCCTTTGCGGAAGAAAAGGACTCGAAGCGAATGGGTCCAGGCATGGACTATATAATTCTGGGTCTTGGCGATCTTGGATGGCTGCGATCCAACGCTGCACTATTCGATCGAACGCTTCTTATAAAAATTATGGCGGGAAAGGTATCTCTGTCTGTAAGCGTTGGCAGAAATTTGAAAATTTTTATACCGACATGGGCGATAGACCTGAAGGAGCCTCGCTTGATCGAATTAAAAATGACAAAGGATACAGCAAATCAAATTGCCGTTGGGCTACGCGCAAAGAACAGCACCGCAATAGCGGTAAAGCGAAATTCATAACTTTCGCAGGTAAAACCAGAACGATTAAAGAGTGGGCCGATGAGTTGGGCTTGTGCAGGTATTCCGTAGCGTCCAGAATAAGAAGAGGGTTGCCCCCAGAAAGAGCCCTGTCGAACAGAGATTGGAGGCGTCATGGCTAAAAAAAGTGCAGCGTTCACCTTTTCGCCGTCCTTTCAGGAGAACATGCTGGCCTTGATGACGAAAGACGTGGGCTTTGCAATTAAAGCCGCTGATCTGATCCCAACCGAGCGACTATACTCTGAAGCTCATAAATACATGTTTGAGCAGCTCAAGAAGGTGATCAAAACCCGTGGGGATGTTCCGTCGTTTATCGAGATCGAAGACGGACTGAAAGAGCTGGACGCTTCCAAACGTCGTATGCTTCAACGCTTCTGCAAAAACATCTATTCTATCGCCGTGGCTGATCCTGAATTCGTGAAAGAGAAATGTACTGAATATGCTCGCAAAAGCTCGTTCATCGAGATTTTTCAGGATGCTCAAACGCTTTGGAATTCCGGTAAGCCAGAGCACGCCTACGCTCGTTCGATGGAAGGTTTCAGCAATCTCTATTCGATCTCATTTCACGACGACACCAATATCCCGATTGAGGAATTCGAGGCGATCCGTCAACGCTATCTGCTTGAAAACGCGATCCACGCTCCCAGAATCCCAACAAACATCGCAGCGTTAGATCAAATCTTGCGTGGCGGCCTTGAAAAAGGTGAGCTGGGCATCTTGCTTGCCGAGCCAAAGAAGGGTAAGTCGATCGGCTTAACTCACATGGGATGTATGGCGATCATGATGCGATTCGGACGGGTTGCTCACTTCTTACTTGAAGGGACGACCGAGCAAGGGATTCTGAGATACGAGAGTCGATTGACAGGCATCCCGTACTCACGACTTGAGAAGGACGAAATCTCTCATGAAGAGTCTGATCGAATCGGCGATATCAGGCGGAAATACGCTGGCCGACTTGAGATGATCCCGATGAATAAGCACTGGAATTATACGGTCCTCGATGTTGAGAGCAAACTGAAAGAGCTTCAGCGAGCTGGCAAAATGCCTGATCTGGTAGTGGTGGACTACGGCGATCTTTTGAAATCTTCGACACCCATGAAAGAGAAGCGTCACGAGCAAACGGAAGTCTTTCGCGATCTGAAGCGGCTTGCAGTAATGTACAAAGTGGCGATCTGGACAGCCTCGCAAGCCAAGCGGCCTGAGAATGAGCCTGAAAAAGAATACTTACTTCGAGCAAAAGATATCGCAGAAAACTTTGAGAAGGTGCGTATTGCTGATCTGATCTGCACGCTCAACCAAACACCAAAAGAGCGAGGAGAGGGCGTGCTGCGGCTTCACGTCGATGTTTATCGCTCCAACGACCATGACAGAACCATACGCATGATCTGTGATTTCAGCCGGATGATCTTCCACTCAAAACGCTATGGCTGCATCAGTGGGATTCCTGGCTGGATGGTGAAGAAAGGTAAGCGAGCATGATACCACTTTGGATTGGGATGCTAGTTTGGTTTTTCATTGTTATGGTTCTCACGGGTCTAATCTATTTCCTTTCTGAGCGAGGAATTCTGTGACCAAGTTCGTCGGCGACGACATCACTACCGACCGACGATACCCGAATTTTGACTTAGCAGAATGGCTCCGTGATCGAGAACTCGAATTCAAAGAGAACAATGCTGAAGATCATCTCGAAATCTCGATGAATTGTACTGAGTGCGAGAATCGTGGTGAGCCTACGCCGGACACCAAACAAAAACTCTGGGTCAACGTGGCGACAGGGTTTTTTACCTGTTACCGCTGTGGTTTTGGCGGCTCCATGATCAAGCTGATTTCCAGCCTTGGAAATACGTCTATGACGGGGGCTCTCAGAATCCTGCGTGGACGATTGCTCGATACGATGGATCATCTGGATTTGAAACTGTTTGAGAAGCCGATCGAATGGCAGAGTGAAGAGCAATTGAGAGAAGTAGAGCTACCCCACGGCTATCAACCGATCGAAGGCCCACATCCGTATTTAAAGAAGCGTGGAATCCCTTGGAAGTACGCCGCGAAACATGATTGGGGTATCTCAACCGCTGGATACACGAAAGACAGGCTGATTGTCCCGACGTTCATGAACGATCGGCTTGTTTTCTGGCAAGCGAGAGCTACTTGGGAATCAGACGACGAGGATTTCAAAAAGGTTCTCAACCCAAAAGGTGTATCCGCTCGGTCAGTCCTCTACAATTACGACGTGGCGAAACACTTCGAGGAAATCGTGATCGTTGAAGGATTCATCGACGCCGTGAAGGTCGGACCCAATGCGGTCGCTACAAACGGGAAAAGGCTCCATGAGCGCCAGGTTGAATGGCTTGAGAAGACCAAGTGCAAGCGGATTGTGCTGCTCTGGGACAGAGATTCTTGGACAGACCAACGGGTAGCCAAAAAGACAGGCGAAATAATCAAGCCCTGCTCGATCATCAGAGCCGCCGAGATGCTGAAGTCACGCTTCAGGGTCAGGGCCTACAAAATGCCCAAAGGACGCGATCCTGGGGGCTATAAGCTCGAATCTGAAGAGCTGGCAGAGATGATCGCTCAAGCCAAGCCAGTTTGATCAAATACTTCATCATGTTGCATCGCAGCATTTAATCGTTGACAGAGTGCGTCAATCTAGGTGATACTTTCAGTATCAATACTGGAGGCTCGCATGGACAGCAAGACACGAAAATATCTTCTCGAACTGGCTCGACAGACCAATGGGCAGGGACTTTGCCCGATCTGTGGCGAGAACTCAGTGGACGCTTGTGACTCTGAGTGCATGAGTTGCAATATCGAAAAATTTGCAGAGTCTATGGAAATGGCTGAAGCCGGATTCTACGACTTTATGGATGCAATAACAGACGACGAGAGTCGTCGGAAAGAAGGATGACATGAAAGCGACATTAACTGAAAAGTGCGTAGTCGGTGCGAAAGTTCTGAGGACTATTTCAGACGATTTGAAAATAGCTCACGAACGGATTTTAAAAAAATCTGGGGTTGAGGCTACCAAGCTGAACAAGAAGATCATCGAAGAAATGATCAAAGGCGTAAATAAACTTGTCGTTAAAGGAATTCGCGACGTAGAGGCGAATATTTCCAAAAAGTCCTAAACAGACGAGAAATCGTCAGAAAAGCGAGTAGTGTATGGCTATCAATAGAAAGAAAGAAGCGGCGGGAGTTGGTTTACCGAGTCGATTGGCGGATATGCTTTTGCGTGGATTCACCTTCCAAGCGTTGCGCGACAAGTACGACGGTGCGTTCAAGGACGCGAAGGGCGAAGTCGTGGGCTATCTCGAAAAGAACGACGACAGCTTCAACGTCGATCTCGGCAAAGGATTCAAGTGCGATCAAGGCACCGTGATTTATACGAGCCGATCATCTTGGGAATATGACAAAGACAAGATCATTGAGTTGATCAAGAGTAAGGCGATCACGATTGAGACAATCGTGAATATGGCGAGCTTTCGCGCAGAAGATTTAAAGACTGCGTTGGGCGAACCCGCTTTTCTCGGACTTGCAAAAGAGAGGACTAGCGAGTCACTGACCTTTCGAGGGACGCCAGAATTTAAATCGAGCGTTGATGAGAGATTCGACTCGATGACCTCTCCAAGTCCGGTTGATCTTTCACCACTCAAAGCTTCAGTGGAAAAGCCGAAAGTGAAATCGGTGGCTGACACCGTATCGAAAGTCAAAGCGATAGCGGCGAAATCGAAAAAGGCAAGTGCCAGCGCCGACGATGATCTCGACGCGATTCTGAAAAAGAGTTGAGTGAGTATGAGAGAGCCAAGCCTAGAAGGGTTACTCGGTCGGTATGAATACAAAGATGACAAGTCAGATAAATTCTGGCGAATCGAATTTAATTCATCGACAGGTAACTACGATGTTTCGTGGGGCAAGAATGGCTATCCCCCACCACCGAAAAACAACATTGCCTACACTGGCGCTCAGGCGATCAAAAAAGTGCAGGAAAAAATAGCGAAAGGCTATCGACTTATGGACAAGAAAGGGTTGACCAAATTAGAACCCCCCAAGCTACCGCGCAGACCAGGAAAAAAAGAAGAAGACTTCATGACTTTATTTAAGAAGGAGATTCCAGATGAGAATTAGCGTTCATATCCCAAGCCGTTGCACCGGAAAATTACCCGACGACTTCGACAAAGAGTATCTGGTCGGAGAAGAAAAACTCGATGGCTCGCGCTACTTGCTTTACTTGAACTGTGATCCATACGAGAGGCAGAAAGGTAACACGCTTCTCTCGCGTCGGGTATCGGTAGTCGATGGAAAGCACGTCGATAAAACCGGAAACGTGCCGCATATCACTGGCGTCGAATATCCTGGCCTTGATGGGACAGTGATCGACGGTGAGATGAGAGGCGAGATCGAAGGCGAAACGATGGGCGGCACAAGCTCAGTGATGGGTAGCTCTGCGGCGCTGGCGATCTCAAAACAAAAAGAAACTGGGCTTTTGAAATACTACGTCTGGGACGTGATGAGTTACCGAGGGAAAGATATTCGCGGATTAGCACTCAGCGAGCGCAGAAAGGTTCTCAAAGCCGTGGTCGAGAAAATGGCGAACCCTCACATTGTTATCGTCGAGCAAGTCCCATTCGATCAGATCGAAAAGTTTTTCAAAGATATTATCGCGAAGGGCGGCGAGGGTGTGATTGTGAAAGACCTTCGCACTGGCTACGGTATACAGTGGGCGAAGATGAAAAAATCTTACGACGTGAGCTGCGTGATTTCTGGCTTCAAACCAGGCAACGGAAAATATGCGAAGTCAGTCGGTGGGATTGC